TTAGTAGTTGCCCATATAATTGTGGTGCATAAGGTACTAACCTTTCCGCCTCTGGACGTTTTAATACACCTTCTAATTCTTCAGGTGTTTGAGCTGTAAAAGCACTTCTTAATGCTGGCAACATTGCCAAGTTCTGCTGCGCCGCTTGTTGTCTAGCTTGATAGCCAAGCAATGAGGATATCAACGTTCCACCTAAAGCAATGCCTATAGCCTGGCCAGTGCTTCCATAAGGATTGATAAGATTAGGTGTCGCAGAAGCTATAGTACTTGCAGCTGTACCGTATGGTGTTTCATACGGACTATATTGCAGTCCACTTAGTGCGCTATATAAGTCTTCTCCAGCCATATTAGCTTCCTTTTTTTCTGCCTAAATTCTGCCCAAATACGTTTGCAAATGCCGCAGTTCCGCCTTGAGCAGCAGCAGCAAAAGGATTCACCTGTGGCTGTTGATTGTATCCTTGAGCTAATGTTCCTAGCAGGTATTGCCCCATGTAATCAGGAGGAGGGGCAGCACCGCCACCACCACGAGGGGTTTTAGCTAACGTTTCCAAGTCGTATTTTTGTCGCTGAGCAGCAAGTTGCTTTTGTCTTTCAAAAGCTAAATCCCCTTGTTGGCCTGCAAATTGTTGCTGTTGACTTTGCATATAAGGATCAAGAAATCCGCTAGCAATTTGTTGAGGCAACAAAGCTGTACCAGTAGCCTGTCCGTACATCTGCTGTTGTACACCCTGTGCTGCGTTCTCAGCCGCACTCAAAGCCTCTTGCCGAGCGAGGTCCTGCCGTTCAGTCACTTGTTTTCTAAGAGCCCTAGCAGCTTCTCCAGCTGGGTCTAATCCACGCTCAGCAATTGACCGCTCTAGTTCTTGAGTCTGTCTACCAAACTCTTCCACGTTGCGACGCTCAAACTGTCCCAACACATTCTGTCTAGCTCGTTCCATCTCTTGCGAATACACAGGCTCATATTGAGACTGGAAAGTACGAGGATCAAACTGTTTTGCGTAACCAGACATTTGCTCGAATACGTCACCGCCAGCTTGCGCTACTCGTTCTTCTTGAGATGGTGGAGGTGGAGGTGTTTCAACACTCTTAGCTACATACCCAGACTTTTTAATTTGTCCTTTCAATCTTTTAATTTCTGGATCGTTAGGTCGTACACGCTCAAGATATCTGACACGAGTACTGGCACGAGCAGCATCAAAGGGTGCTGGCGTTTTAACACTAGGATCCTTAGTCAATGCGCCTTTGGTCGTTTTCTTTTGTGCCATAACTATACCTGCCCACCCATATCGAATCGTATTTCAAAGCCTAGTATTTGCAAAGTTGAGTTTTTAATGGACCCGCCAAAACGAACCGCTGCACAATGCCCTTGGCCTTTAACAGCAAATCGGTCAAATACATATTCTACATCTGCTGACCAAGTACTACCCCAAGGCGTATAGGTAGGCGATCCACCAGTGCTACCCCACGGAGTAAACGTACCGCTCGGTGTAACTACGCTTGTAATTGTTTGGGCTCGCTTAAAGTCAGTATCAAGTCCCAAAGACAAAGTGATGCCACGTTTGGTCCGCATTAATGGACGGATATCCTTAAATGCTTTGTAGTTGCCACGAGAATTATAGAAGCTAAACGCAGACCTTCCAGCAAAAGCAATGCTTTGACTTGTGGTAGAGGTAATGGCATCAGCTTGACCAGTTTCGCCTTTCCATACGATTCCTAAAGAAGAACCGTAAAATGGCAATTCTTGAAACACACAACTAGCCAAAGCATGACTGTCGTCAAAAAGTTGAAATACCGTCCAACCCTTCGTATCAATGCTGTAAACTAGAAACTTACAACCACTACCACTTACCGGCACAGATACATAAATGCGTCGTCCTTGTGGCCAAAAGAAGCCAGTCCACTGATGGTCGAATGGAATGGTAAGAGCGTAGTCAGTGATGAGAGGATTGATTTTAGCACTTACAAGATTCAACGCCGCTTCTGGATCTGACTGTAACAAGCCTGATAGTGGCACTAGGCCTTGAGCTGTAATCACCCAAACGTCGTTGTTATAACGGATAAATGCTCGGTAGCCGAGTGGCTTGCCTATGTAGTATCGAGCGGTAAGACCCCAGGTAGAAGGGTCGCCGGCATAGTTCCCGCTGTAAAAAACTACCTCGCCTTCTGAGCTACAAGCATAAAAGTAATCTTGCGCTGCTACGTTGTTAGTTTGGCTAAAACTACCAATACCAACGAGAAAACCACCACGATTAAATACATACTGAAAATCAAATGATGTAAGAGCTGGTGTGCCTGCTGTTCCAGTGACCTGTAATCCACCATACCAAACCTTAGAACTAGCAGCCTCCACAAAGTATAATCGTTCTTTGTGAGCTGTAACGTTTATCAATGTAGTTAGTGTTGGACCTGTGAATGTAATTGCACTGACATTGCCAACGCCAGTATAGACAAGTGGAGTGTCTACACCGTTGCACAAATACAGATTATTTGCGTAGGTAACAGACTGCCAATCACCGTTGGTAATAACAGCAGCTCCGGTAATATCTGATACAGTGCCAGAAGAATTAATCGAATAAAGTTTAGAAGCTGTGCCCACAATTAGTTGGCTACTTCCATTAGCTAAATTCAAAGATTGAGCAAACTTAATTGCTGCTGACGATAATGTATCTGCAAATTGAGTGTATCCAAGTCGTACTGTAGGCGCACTAGCTCCAGGAAATACGTTTACAAGTTCCAGTGCATAAGCTGGATCCATGTTGTCTATTGGACTTACTAGATCCAACCCACCATACGGCGGTGACATTGTATAACCTTCAAAAGCCATTATTATCCTTGCCGGCTCTGATACATTGACGGATTAAACTGCGGTGCTGGTTGCATCTGCTGTGCTTGCTGCGCTTGTTGCAATTGATTTATGTACTGCTGGATCTGCTCGCCAGACATATTTGATATTTGACTTAAATCAAGTTGTTGCTGTTGAGGCATACTTTGATTTTGATACGGCGCACGAATGTTAATTGGATTCTGATACATCCAAGGCTTTTGCATATCCAAAGATGCCGGACCTTTTGGCATAAAAGCACCTTGAGCTGCCCCAGCCATTGCATCACGCATAGAGTTTTCAAATCCAGGTGGTATTTGTCCAACTTGAGTTTGTGTCAAAGGTGGCGCCATCTGTGGTCTTGCTTGCGGCAAAGTTGCAGAAGGACGTTGTGAAGGTTGCGACATTGGCTGTTGCAAACTGCGTACAAGCTGACCCGATGGAGCACGATAAACACCAGGGCTTACACGCATAGCCGATGGTGGTGGTGACGTATATTTTCCAGTACGCTCATCAAAGTTTGGAGAACCACCGGCATACACTCTGCCACCAGTTTTAGGACTTTTTGTCATTGCGCCTTTAGCCATATTACTTTCCTTTCCCTGCTTTGTAATTTGCACTTAGTGACTCTCTAACCGTCTTAGCTGGCCCCACACGTCCTTTATCATTCATGTACATGCCAGGCGAGACTCGGACTACTTGTCCCTTTGGTGGCCGTTGTACTGGCGCTATTGGACCCTGTACGCCAACGCCAGCCTGCTTAGCAAAAGTGGATTTACCAAGCATAGCTTGTATGTTGTTCAATACGTCTTGCTCTGATTTGGCATTTGACGTAGCAGCGTTTACAAGCATTCCCGTGTACTGTTCGGGCTTAACACTTTTTGGCGCTTCTGCGTAAATGTTGCGGATCATTGGGTCGATTTGATCGGTAGCAAACTTGGCAAGTGGATTGCTGAAATCAACATCCCACGCTTGTCGTGTTGTTTTTCCATCAATGTTTTCGCCGACGTTTGTGTAACGAGTTTTGCCATCAAGCCCGATGTTAAACTTTGAGCCATCGGCAAGACTAACTTGGTAATTTTTATCAGCAACGCCTGTTTCTTTTAGCACTCCACGAAAATCATCACGCATCAGTTGCGCATCTGATTTGCCGGTAGTCATCATCTTGCCAATGGATCGTTTGCCCATTAAACGCAAAGCAAGATTTGGTAGGCCGCCTAAACCGCCTGTCCCAACAGCAAGACCAGTATTTATATAATCTTCTCTAGTGCCTCTTCCACGCACAATATCCTTCATGCCGCCTTCCCATAATTGGTTCAGGCCAATAGCTCCAGCAGCGGCGATCCCTGCGATTGGCAGAGCACCAAGGGCAGCAGGCCCACCAGCAGTGGTCGCACTTAATAATGTTGGGGTAGCGACAGTTCCAGCACCCGCTGCACCAGTTGCTCCAGCACCAGTAGTGCCCAACACAGTTGGCGCAATGGCACTTGTGCCACTACCTAGAAGTTGACTTGTAAGATATCCAGCGCCAATTGTTCCTGCTAATGCTCCACCAGTTTGAGCAAGACCAGCCGTTTGAGCTTGAGAAGCCCTATCCCTGGCCTGCTCCTCTGGAGTCTTTGGCATACCAAATCGCTGTGTCACCATTTGATACACCTGTTGTGGTGGCAGCCCTTGTGTGCGTAGGTAGGCAATGTACGCATTCGGGTCTTTATAGGTCAGCTCTGGATCGCCTTGAAATGTTGTTGGTCTTGCAATAGCCATTATATCCACGTCCCAAATACAGCGGTTCCACTTCTAGCAAAAAGTTCAGCACGAGTATGACCACCAGCATATATAATTTTGCCAGGGTTATCTCGACTGTACTCTTCATGTAATTGCGTCGGAAATTTCTGTTGAATGGTAGTCAGTCCATGTATCTCAGCAAAGCGCTCAAGCACTCCTTGCTCAACTAACTTCTCGTTAAATACGCTTACATCCGTATCTGCTAAAAACGTGCTGTAAGCACCGTTATAGTAATCCCAAGTTACACCGCCATCTGAAACTGATCCGGTCGTATGAGTCGGTGGCGTAGCTCCTGTGGTTCCTCCAGCGGTCGTAAAGTAATAGTTGCCGTTGTAGAAACAATAGGAATTGGTTGTGAAAAGTGTGCTGGTAGTCCAAGTTTTCGGCTTAACGCTTCTATCAGCGATATACTCAAATACAATAATGTTACCATTGTTATTAGCTCCAGGAGTCGGACTAATAAGTAGTTCAGTATTTGAAATGCCACGGATTTGCATTCTTTGATAGACCGTGGTGTTAAGCCCGAATCCTCTAATCTCGCCATATTCCTGCTCACTCATGGGGCCAAGAATGCGAAAACGTGTAGAGCTATTCCAAAACGTTTCGTATTGATACCAAGAAAAAGCGGAGGGCAACGCATAGTTTGCTTGCCCTCCGACTAACGTAATACTTCCAGACGCATAACATTTAGGCCAAGGATAAGCCTCAAATATGTCTCTGTTAATACGCTGCGTAATCGCCAACAATTGTTTTGTAGTAGTTTCAGAGGAAGTAGCTACGTTTGACTCGACTGTATAGCCGCACTCGTCTGCTACGTTTTGAACAATTGTTGCTAAACTCATACTTTTTTCGGTCTACCTCTACGCTTTGGTGCATCCTCAACAGATTCATCAGCGGCCTCATCTTCGACCTCAGATTCTCGGATCACCTCCTTTCTTACACCACGCAAATCAGTGCCTTCATTGGCCTCAACTCTCTGCATGAGTAGTTCCAGTTGGTGCTCAAGTTTCGCAGTACGCTTCTGCTCTCGCTCAAGTAATTGCCGCAGCCCAACAACGTCATTTTGTGACGAGTTTGCAGCATCCAACCAATCTTTTGCCATCTTTACAAACCGGAACAGTGGGCCAAGTTTTGACCGAAGGCTATCATTTGCCTCTGCTAACTGCTCGACTGTCTTGAATCCAATGTACTGAAGTTCTCGCACCGCAGAGCCACTAATAGGTGGCCACTCTACAAGTGGTGTCCCGCTTTCAATTGGTTCGTTACCAATAGAAAATGCTTTGTATAGCTCTGGATATTCGTGAATATCTTGTGGTTCTATGCGACGCACAGTTTCGTCACCACCGGGCCATTGAATAGAAATAGAGGGAATTTCATCAAAGATAGGTCGTCCCTCTTTCAATGACTTTTCTTTGTTCTCGTTATAAGCGTTAAAAAACTTTACGTTGGCACCAGCAAAACGCTTTTTCTGCTGTGACTGTCCATTCATAATCGTATTCCAGTCTATCTGCGGCATAATTCTCCTAATAAAAGATTGCCTATGCCATTATGTATACACTAGAAATTAAATATTGGGATCTACGCATTTAGATGCCCCATTTGCCTTGTATCCATGTCTGCATCGTGCCTCTTGTTGTGGCATCATGTGCGCCAGCAAAACAAGAAACATGATAAAGATCCATCGCCATGCGGCGAGCAGTACCAAAACCTTTACCAATCAAAAGTGGTTGAGCCAAAGTATTTGTGTCTAAGGTGTAGGTGCCACTGATTTGACCATCTTGAACATTGTTTGTGTAGGAGGTCGTGGGATTTGTTGCGCTGTTTCCAACTACCCAAGCTAACGTGTACTTGTTATTGGCAACATACGTTGTAGCACCAGTCCCATCATACGATACCTGTGGCGCACCAGTCTTAGCGTATACAGCACTTTTGTACGTGCTTTTAATATAAAACGTATAGCCAGCATTGCCACCTAGTCCCTGATAAGTATCAATGATTGGCCCGTAATCCACCGACAACGTAGGCACCTTCAATGCTACATACCACGTAATGGGATAAGCAAATGGTCCAGTAAATAGCGGTATTTGTAAGAAATCAGTGCTACCATCAAACCTAAGAATATTGAGACCGTTTTGACCCGCTGCAACAATAAGAGGTCTATCAGCAAGAGTAGCTTGAGCGGCATTGCGTGAATTGCCAGACAAATCTCCCCAAGCGGAACAGTTGCCACTACCGTCATTAGTTACGTTTTTATCTCCCTCAAGCCACACCAAAGGACTTAAAGAACTTGGATCAAATGACGCACCCTGCTTGCCAGGACGACAAATTGATATGCCATTGATTCCAATAAACATACTAGTAGAACGCCACAATAGACGTTGCGGTAGTAGCTGCCATAACACGACTAGCAAAAATCGGAATAAGCACACCAGCCGCAGGAATAACGATTGTAACAGCTGAAGCATTGTCCACTCCTTTGACAACTAGGTTTCCAGTACCGCCAACCCACAAAGCTCTACAGCCAGTTAGATCGGTAGAATCAGAAGCAGTCACAGCGGCAACGCTTCGAGCGGAAAATAATGCACTAGGATTAGAGGGTGTAAAATCTGGCATAAATCACCTAATAAAATGGCCGGACTTTCACCGGCCTCGTATTATGATTCCTTAGCAACAACGTATACAAGCCAATCTGTCGATGAGCGTTTAATACAAATGTTACCAGCCGCAGCAGCACATGTTACCGCAGCACCAGCAGTACCACCGTTAAGTGTTCCTAGTGATGAATGCGGGAATACGTTAAGAGCATTTGCCCCATTGTTTTGCACAACCACGATTCCACCAATCTGAACGTCAGGAAGTTTAACTCCTGTCGATGCAGCAGTGGTTCCTACGAGGTTAAGAAACGATGTAAGAGCAAGAGCATCTGCAATTGTTGTGCCAGTAGCAGTAAGACTTCCACTCGATGAGAGTGCAGGAGCCGATGTAATGCTAAAAGTTGACAACACATTTGCTTGCTCTGGAGGAAGTCCCAAACCAATCAAATCTGTAAGAAGTGACATATATTCTCCTTAGAAGCGAGGGAGCTGTACAAGCCTCCCTCTATTACACAACTAGGTTGTGATGATTGACGTGGAAGCAAGCTCTACAGCCTGAGTTGCTGTGGTAGCTGTAAGACCTACTACTCCAATCAACTTAGTCGTAGCAGTGTCATCAGCAGAACCGGCAGTAGCAGTTGTGTAAAGGGTGTTTTTAGCAACATAACTAGTAAGTATGCTGCCTTTAATTCCCTTACCCGTTCCACCACCCTGCTCTCCACCAATCCATACCCAAAGGTATTCGTTGTCAGCAGCAGCTACCTGAGCAGCACCAACCTGGCTAGTTTGAGCAGCAAGAGTCGTTGTGCATTTAGCAGCTTGGCCTTCGGTATCAATATGCACAAAGTCATACTGAGCAATCGCGCCATTTGCTTGAACAAATACAAAAGACCCTTCTGTCGAATGGCCAACGTCTTTGAGCTTGGCAGGAAGAGGAGATGAAACACCATCCCATACCTTCTTGTAATTAACTCCAAATGATCCTGAACCTGACATATTATGTTCCTCCTACAATTAAGCGTAAATAACAGCCTGAAGCGCAGGGGCAGCACAGCAGAGGTTACCCTCTACGATGATCACAGTGAAAAACGCATCCTGGTCAACAGGACGTGCCATCTCTGGAGCAAGCGGCTTGAAATCTGCGCCACGAACTACATCAAACGACCAATACTTGGTGTTGAGAAGTCGGCAACTGTTTGTCTCAAGTACAGAGGATCCGTATCCACCATCGAATACGAAATCACATCCGTCATACTGAAGAACACGGAATCCAGCTACAGCCTTCTTTACAGGAAGCTGAATACGCTGAATTGCTGTCAATGAACTATGGAGGAACTTCCAAGCAGTTCGATCCATAAGTCCAAGGTCAGGTTGCTCATCACCTCTAGTAATCTGACTGATTGCATCCGTGATCTGCTCTTGTACGTTTGCCGCAGTCAACGTTACGTTTACTGCAAGGTTACGTGCAAAAGTGTTTGAAGTACGGTCAATCGTTCCATAAGTACCAGATGAAGGCGAAGTCGAAACTGCCTTCTTGATACCATCAAACTCAAGTCCTCCGCTTCCTGTTCCATCGCCACGAAGCGAGGTAGAAACGGTATTCTTAAGACGAGCGATTGCTGCTTTCATCTTCATTTCAGCAAGGTCAAGAAGCATAGCTTCGTCACGGTTAGCACGACGATCACGCCCTGAGATTGCTACAGGCTCATATACCTGCTTGATAGCGAATCGGAATGCAGTTGCATCATCGATTGAATCAAGGTTGAAAGATGAGAATCCAGAATAGAAACCACCGACAGCCGAATCATTGTACATGACTGGCTTACGAAGCTCATATCCACCGGAGAATTTACGAATTAGACCCTGCTCATCAAGCGAAGCCAAAAGCGGATTATGATGAAGAATCTCATCTGCTATTGAATCGGACTGATCGAACAAGGTCGCTACGATTGCTTCCTCAAGATTTGCCATTTTAATTATCCCTTATAAATTTCGGGATAACCTCTATGGCCTAGTCTCCACCTGAGAGACGCCGACGCAGATTATCCCGTATGTCTTTTGTTTGTACCCTGGGAGTCCCTGAACCAGCGGAGCCAGATATTGATTTTGACGCAGCCTTGGCCTTTTGGACCGCTGCCTTTTGTTCTTGAATTATGGGCTTAGCAGTCATCTTAGAAACTAGACTGGAATAAGCCGCATTCCCGTTAATGACGTAGTTATAGGCAGTATCAAGGATTTCTTCTGGAGAGCTGTAGCGTCCAGTTCCCGTTAATGCCTGTACTACCGGAGCCATATCAGCCTCAATTTGAGCAGCTGTTTCTGGATCCCGAAATACGGGTTTACTATTCATGAAGGATTCTACGACCTTCTGATTGTAATACTCAACGGCTTTTTGCTCTTGCTGTTGCATCAACGCTTGCATCCGTTGCTCTGCAATCTGTTCGGCATCTGCCCGTGTGAGGTAGTTTTGGGGAGCTTGAGGGGTCTGTGATTGAAAGTTATTAAGTTCCTCTAAAGACAACCCATAAGACTCAAGCCATTCACGGGCAGTTTCTACAGGGTTATTCTGCATAGCTCGATCCCAAGCAATTGACCGCTTAGCTATGTCTCCAAGGCTAATACCTTGTTTTGCATAATCTTCTTCATATTGCTTAATGGTGTCGTATACTGACGATGTGTTTTTGCGTAACTCCTCAACTTCGGCCATTTTACGGCTATAGTCTGACCGAGTTTCATACGCTCGCCGATTCAAATAGGATTGCAAAATATGGGCATTTTCAGCCGTTGGATTGAGGAATGCTTCCTTTTCCTCTTTACGCATATCTGCTGGTGGGAGCAAACCAGGCTTTACCTCTGTCTCAACTGTATTTGGAACGCTGTCACTAACATTTTGATCTTTCTCTTGTGCTTCTGTTTCGGCCTCAATTTCGTTCTCGGCTTGTTTTGGCTGGTCAAATTGTTGTTGCAAAGCATCACGAATACTCAAGCGTTCTTGAGCGGAGCGGTCTGACTGTACTTCTGTAGCGTCAATGTCTTGTGTGTTATCGGCCATATCTTTCCCGTAAATTACGCATCATTTTATCGACTAATTGCTTTTCAGACCGTTGCGTTTCCTTCTCAGGAACATACCCACGGTCGTAAGCATCACCGACTTCTACAGCGCCAGCCGCACGATAGGCGGATCGGAGCTTTGATTTGCTTGTATATATTTCTTTAGGATTAAGCGGATTTCGTGTCGGTGGCATCTCATCTTGAATGAAGAGATCCCGACAAAAGCGTTCTTTTTGAACTTCATCAATCGGAACAACTTTTTGCTGTATAGGACAGTATTGAAACAGTTTGTATTTGCTCATTAGTCATCCATCACCAGGGCTAACAACAGCAGTTTAATGCGCTTGGTGCGCTCTAAACCCTGTACCTCGTCTGGCTTTATGTTTTCATACAACTTTTCACGAAGAATTGCACCTAGCTTTATAACGTCTACCGTGGCCGGTATTACAACATCGGCCTGACGTGCCTTGAGCAATTGAGCGGCGATTTCTTCTTCGAGTAGTTCATCCTCGCGCTTTTTACGGCGCTTTCGGTAAACATCCAGAATATCACTTGTATCTGGTGTAACAACCGCACCACCGTACTGCTTTGGGTTAAGTAGCAGTAACAGGCTCATGTGGCTTTTATGATGTAATTAACAACCAAGTAAGGAGAGTTTTGACTACCAGAAGTCATTGCAGCGTTACCATCAACGCCACCCGTTACAAGACCTATACGCCCAGAAATAGAAGGAGCTGTATAAGAACCAGCAGAAGTATCTCCTTTTGGAGCTGTAGTCGTAATTTGACCACCCCAAGCACTGTAACCACTAGGAGAATTGCTAACTGCCAAATCAGCACCAGTTCCCATCCCGTGATAATGCGCTGGAACGCTGTGGGTATGGTCTATACTACCGCCTGTTCCAGCAAGAGTGTTGCCTGTGCCAGAAGCCGCTTTGCCCATTGGAAATCGCTGTCTAAGGTCAGGAATGTTAAAGGTTGTGCCGCTTGCTGAACCGTAAGTAGTGTTTATTACGGCAAACAGTTTTGGGTAATCAGCTCGGTTTAAGCTACTACCATCAGCAATTAACCAGCCAGCGGGAGCGGTATTGGTATACCAAATCATGCCAGCACCTACAGGTACATCTGATCCATAAACCGGCATTATGTGATCTCCGTAACCCGCATACTACCCGT